ACGAAAGATTAAAAGATAATATTAAAACGCTTGAAGATGGTTTAGCTAAAGTCGAGCAACTTAGAGGTGTAACTTATACCAGAGATGGCAAAGAAAATATTGGCGTTATTGCTCAAGAAGTAGAAAAAATATTACCAGAAATAGTATTAACTGCTGATGATGAAATGGGTACTAAGTCGGTAGATTACAGCAGAATAACTGCAGTATTAATTGAAGCGGTTAAAGAATTATCCGCAAAAATAAAAGAATTAGAGAATAAATAAATGGAATTTATATTTGTACCTTTATTAGCTTGTATAGTTCTGATGATAGGAGAGCTTTCTAATCCTAGAGGTATGAATATTTTTTGGTACAAAGTTAATGTTATTAGAAAAAATTATTTTAAAGAATTAACTCAATACGATTCTGGAAATAATAAAGGGTGTGGCAAACATTCTAGGAATAAATAATGGCTACTCCAAGTTCAGGCGCAATATCTTTAGATCAAATGAATGTAGAAGCAGGCGGTTCTTCTGGCTCTACTGTTTCTATGAATGATTCACAAATTAGATTTTTAGATTCTAAAAGTGCTAATGCTACATCTTCGTTTAATGATTTTTATGGTATTGAAGCAGGTGGTGGGATTATGTCTGTTGGTGGTAGTGTTTCATCATCAACTGAAACAGTTAATTATCAAGTTATTACTACTACAGTAGCAGTAAGAGGTTTTTTTGGTTCTGGCAGCTCCGCATCAAATCATGGAAGTTTAACAAATACTACTATTTCAAATTTTTTAGGTGGAAATACAATATTTAGATTTAGAAATTTTTCTCGAACAAAAACTAATCAAAGTCCTATTGGGCCTGAGTTAAATCTTGAAGTTACATACGCAGGAGGAACAGTACCGCCAAATAGCAATACTTCATTTACAAAAATGTTGATAAATGAAACAACATTCAATAGGTCTGATGCTACTTACACCAATAATTCAGGAGCTTTAACAGCTAATTGGTCTTGGTCGCACACACATACAATTGTTACTTCTACTTCAAGTAATGATCCACCTTTTCCGCCTATAACTAGTCCAGAAACTACTGTTCCCTACACTTTTATTTAAAAACATGAGTGAAATAAAACTAAAAAAAGAATCTATGGAAAGTGAGCTTCCAGGAGTTACGCCAGATATAGATGAAAATAATGTACCTTTTAATAGATTGACTTTTACTGTTAAACATCCAATTAGTAAAAAGGTTATTTACTACGAACTTAATAAAAACGATAGTAAAAGCCTTCTTACAGAAAAGAAAGATGGAGTGTATGGCAATCAAGAAGATGTAGATTATTTAAAAGATAATTGGTGTGTTTCAGAGTATGTATCAAGTTTAAGTTTGGCCTGGAGGCCTGCAGAAAAAGATGTTGATATTCCTGATGAATGGTGGGAAGAAGTAAACATTATTCCTCAAAAAACTGCTATGTATGATGATGTTTTTGTTAATCAAGAAATTGTAAAAAAAGATTATGCGGTTGGTTGTACTGGAAAGTTAAAAACAGAATATGATGAATTGATAGCCAAGATAAAAGAAAAGTTTCCAAATGAATATGATTTTTATAGTAACGAGAACAATATTATTGGCAAATACCATGATAACCACACTATAAGACCGCCATATAAATCACAAAACACTATTACTGTTTACCACATGTATTATCCTAAAGTTTGGATGCAAAAACTTTTAAAAGATTATCAATGTCCAAATTTTGATTATAAATATTGTTTTTGGTTTGGTTTTAAATACGATTTAGATTTAGGCAAAAGATATTTAAAATTAGTAATTAGAGATAACGACAAAACAAGCAATTATCAAGAACATCCAAATTCCTTTATTCCAAGACCACAACTACCAGTTTGTAATGAACCTTACTTTGCAAAAATATATTCAGAAGATGGTACAGAAGCAGATGAATATGATGTCTTTTTTTCAACTACGCCAGAAATAATGAAAGCATACTGCACAAAAAATGAATTAGATTTTCCTATTCCAGAAAGCAGAGAAGATGACTATATTTGGACTTATGGGTTAGTTTATGACAAAAACACTCTTAAAATAAAACAAGTAAAAGGCTATATTAAAGTGGCGCAAAACATAGATGATTGGTTATGGTAGAGTTAGAAATAAAAAAAGCTAATCAAAAATTTTATAAAAAATTAGAAGAAGAAAAAAAATTACGGAAAGAATTTATAAAAAAATTTCATAACTAAGTTATAATTTATAACTATGGCAGATACCTTTACCACAAATTTAAACTTAACTAAACCAGAGGTAGGAGCTTCTACAAATACCTGGGGTGGCAAGATTAACAATGATCTTGATGCTGTAGATGGTATTTTTGCAGCTAATGGTGATGGAACTTCTGTTGGGTTAAATGTAGGTTCTGGAAAAACTCTTACAATTGGTGGCACATTAGATATAAATGGCACGATTGATTGTGAAGGCGGAACTATTGATAATACTACAATCGGTGGAAGCACAGCAGCGCCAGGAAGTTTTACTACCCTTAACAGTTCTAGTTTAGCAACACTAAACAGCATTACTTGTGCTGGAACTTCTACTTTAACAACAGTAGATATTAATGGCGGTGCTATAGATGGCACAGCTATTGGCGCTAATTCTGCTAGTACAATTGCAGCAACAACTGTAACCGCTTCATCACACATTAATACTACAGGCGGAGAAGTCCAAATAAACGGCACGAATATTTTTGAAAAAATATATCCAGTAGGTTCAATTTACATAAATGCAACAAACAGCACTAATCCTGGAACTTTATTAGGTTTTGGTACATGGACAGCTTTTGGAGCAGGTAGAGTTCCTGTCGGTATAGATTCGTCTGATACAGATTTTGATACTGCCGAAGAAACAGGCGGATCAAAAACACATACATTAACAACAACTGAATTGCCTTCACACACTCATACTCACACAGTACAAACAGGCCGTAGTTTTAGTTCTTCAATAGGAAGTGCGCCTGTTGTTCAAGGAAGTGATAATACAGTTTTAAGCTCGTCTGCTGTTACAACATCAAGTACAGGTGGCGGATCTGCTCATAACAACGTACAGCCATACATAGTTGTATATATGTGGAAGCGTACAGCATAGGAGCTACACATGGCTCTAGTTCCAATTACACCACCAGCAGGAATAATTAAAAATGGTACTGATTATGCTAATAAAGGTCGATGGGTAGATGGTGATTTAGTACGCTTTGAAAATGGCTACTTAAAACCTTTGGGTGGTTGGACAACTTTCAGACAAAATCCAGTTGGCACTTTTTTAACTGCTACAGTTACAACTGCATCATCAAGCGCAAATATTACTGTAACTACTTCAGTCACTCATAGTCTTGTTGTTGGTGATACAGTAGTTCTTGAAGATTTTGTAGCTACAGGCGGTATAACTGCCAATCAAATTAATACAACTTTTACAGTAGCAACTGTGCCTTCAACTACGACATTTACTGTCGCTACAACTGGTACTGGAACATCTGCTGCAACTTCTGCTTCTGCAAGAGTTATTAAGCCAGCCGTTCCAATAGGTATGTATTCTTACAAAGCAAATAATGGTGAAGAAGTTTTAGCTATTGGCACAAGATCTGGAATAAATGTTTTATACAACGATGTTTGGTATGACATTACCCCTGCTGGTTTTGTTGGCGATAATGTTATTACTTCAAATGGTTATGGAGCTTTTCATTATGGTGTAGAGGATTGGGGAGATGCAAGAAGCACGTCTGGAATACAATTTGACACCAAAAGTTTTTCTTTTGCTAACTGGGGAGAGCATTTAATTTTTTGCTTTGCAGGCGATGGCAAGATTTACCAATGGCGACCTGATGCTGGTAGTGGCAGTCCAGATACAATAGCTACCGCAGTAACTAATGCACCAACTGGCTGTCAAGCAATTGTTGTGAGTAATGAAAGACATTTAATTGCAATAGGTTCTGGCGGTGATCCTCGTAAGATAGCTTGGTCTGATAGAGAAGATAATACAACTTGGACATCTTCTGCTAGAAATACTGCTGGCGATTTACAAATAGCTACTGGTGGTAAAGCAACTTATGGTGTTAAATTTAACAACGATATTATTATTTTTACTGATGTTGGTATAAACAAGTTGTACTACTCAGGTAGTCCATTTGTTTATGGCATACAAGATGCTGGAGTAAATTGTAAAGCAATTAGTGCAAGATCAATTGTATCTTCTGGTGGTTTCTTATCATGGATAAGTGAAAACTCTTTCTTTACTTACGATGGTAGAGTAAGAGAACTAAAATCAGACGTACATGATTTTATCTTTGACAACATACAACAAAGAACGCAACAAGCTACATTTGGCGCACATAATATTGATTACAACGAAATCTGGTGGTTTTTTCCAGTAGGTGATACAGACCAATTAACACCAAACAAATACATTATTTGGAACTATTTAGATAATGTTTGGTCTATTGGTGAACTCGATAGAGGTGCTTGGATAGATCAAGGTGTTTTTGACAATCCAATAGCTTGTGACGCTAGTGGTTTTGTTTATGAACACGACAAAAGAGCTTTGTTTAATTCACCAGGATTAGGCACAAGAAAACCTTTTTGTCGTACTGGCCCATTAGAAATAGGTAATGGCGATAAAGTTGCACAAGTAAATCAAATTTTACCTGATGAAGAAACAACAACTTTACCAGCAATAACTTTAAGTTTTACTGGCCGTTTTACACCATTGGGTACAGAAACAGATTTTGGTAGTTTTTCTTTTAACTCTGATGGTTATACCGATGCTAGATTTTCCGCTAGACAAGTACAAATGAAAGTAGAAGGCGATGTGACACAAGATTTTCAAGTTGGTAAAATTAGATTGGATGTACAATCCAGAGGTCGCAGATGATTGATCCTGCTAGTAAAAGTCAATATATACAAAGAGTAACTAATGCCAAAGTAAGTTTGACTACTACCAACGCAACTACTTTATTTACTGCACCATCTGGTTCAGATTTTGATTTTGCAGTCATTGAATCTATTTTGGTAAATAATAATAATTCAGCATCGACTACTTTAAATGTTACCTTAACTGATACTAGCTCTAATGTTTTTAACATTTACGATGATTTTGCTATCGCAGGAAATACAACTACTGAATTATTAAGTAGAGATTTAGTTTTGCAAGCAGGCGAAATACTTAAATTGACTGCTAACGATGCTAATAGAATTATGGCAATAACCAGCCTAGTTGAATATGCAAAAGGCGATTAAAGAAGAAGATTGGAAATATCATTGGGAATATTGTAAGCAATTTATTGAACCTGCTTTAAAACATCAAGATTCCTATACAATAGATGATATAGAAGATAAAATAAGACGTGGATTTTTCCATTTGTGGCCAGGCAAAGAATCAGCTTTTATAACTGAAATTGTTACGTTTCCACAGCACAAAGTAATGAATTTATTATTTTGTGGCGGTAAATATGAAGAATTAGAAGAAATATTAGCTTCTATAGAAACTTTTGCTAAAGCTATTGGTATAAAAAGATTATATGGTGGTGGTCGCAAAGGTTGGCTTCGGAAACTTAAAAGGCTTGGTTTTGAACAAGAATATATGATTAGAAAAGAATTATGAGTAAAGGCGCAACAACACAAGA